CAGTTCCAAGATATTGTTTATTTTGGTCGTAACATCTAACTTTTACACTGCCGTTGGCAATACTCCTGCTAATTGCATAATGCTGGTTCGGCTCCACCGCAATATAACCAACAGTTCTCACTTCAGTGTTTGTGCTATAATTTTCACCAGTTGTTCCATCTATACCGCCTTGCCCCCACGCACTAGACCACAGATTCTTCCCACTATAAGTCTGTTGGAAGGTATCGCCATACATCTTCATATCATCAAGACTTAGGGCATTTTGGATTCTGAGCGTTGTGCCAGTAACTGCGCTAGCTAAAGCGTCCCCAGAGAAGAAGTCGCTAGGCATTGTGCCAAGTAATCCATAAAGTACGGCATTTTGCACAGGATTCGTGCTATTCGCCAAAGCCGTATCTACCACATAATCAGCCGAGTTCAATTTCGTGTTCAAAGCTTGAGTAACGGCATCTTGGCTCATCACTTGGCTTGTAGATGAACCAGTAGTCTGCACTATATCACTCGTACCAAGAGCCGAAACATCACTAGCGTTAAGCGTAATGTTGGCACTCAAAGCCTTGCCATTCACGGTTCTAGTTTGTGGTACGAATTGAGCGTCTGCACTTGCTTTGGTATAATACGGCCCTTCTTGTCCAATAAGAGTGAAAGACTGTGTGGTCGTACTCCATCTGTAATAGGTGGTAGCGTTGTTCTGTGTTTCATCCTGCAAGACTTTGATGATATCATTGTCTTTTAGATGTTGCGTGTCATAGGCTTGTAGTTCGGCATAAGTACCGACAATATCCACCACATCGGAGCTTGCCGAGATAGCGTCAATTTGCCCTTGCAAGTAATTGTCGGCATTTTCTCGGTTGGTAACTTCATCAGATAAGTTCTGTTGCGTAGCTACCACGGTCGTATCTACCGAAATTGCGTTCTGCCCACTAATATTGATTCCATTGCCTGCGCTATAAGTCGTATCAGTAGCCGAGATGACATTCTCATCAGATATTTGGACATTGGCGCCAGCAGTCAAAGTATCTTGCTTGCCAGCTATAGCCGTGTCAATAGCCGTCTGTACTTCCGTGCCAGTCTGATAATCAGAGTCGTTCTCAAGGTCGGAGGTAGTCAATACGACTGCGCCAATCTTCCCATTTACAGAAGTAACGGGGCTTACAATCGCATTTTCTGGTTCAAGCAAAATCTCTTGCTCTATATTTTCTTCTTCCATCTAATCTCCCTCCGTTTGGTTTACAATCCAACCAGCCGAGTTTCCTATAAAGAACCTCCCGTGCGCTGGCTTTGCCCTATAAGTGTTATCGCCATATATCGATGTAAAATCCCACACATAAGAACCATAAGGCAAATTCTCTGTATCCTCTGGCGTAATTGCAAAATGATAATAACCTTGCTCATCAAAAGTCATATCATCAATAGTTTTGATAATAACGGCATTTTTATCGGTCCATTTCTTTTTGACTACAAAAAAGACGGCATCCGCCTGCCTTAGAATCGGCGTGCCATCTGCATTAATTCTTTGTGCTTTATAGCCAATAGATGTCCCTCTATTAATTCTTAGGGTTTGTAGCCTACCTACAATGGGCGTATTGTTCGAACATTCCATATCATAATTATAGCATATTTTGCAAGTAATTATTTACAAACGCAATAGCTTCATCAGCTCCCTTACATATCGCACACGGTATTCCGGCCATTTCGTATATCTTGCCCCACTTCTTTTGCTCTGCCGAAACCGTAGAACCTTTTTTTCTTTTCATCTCAATCTTAAGCTGTTGGTAACAATCCACTTCGCCAGTAATTCCCTTAATCGGTACATAAACCTCATAATCCCAAACACCACGACTCTGCCCGATTCGCTTTAGCCTAGATCCACGAATCATCGCATTGCGAGAGCCAGATTGACTCTCATTCGCACAATGGCTATGCGGTATATTATTTGCCTTGAGCCAATCTACAAACGCCAAACATTCATCATATTCTGTAGGATTCATACTCAAAAAATAGCACAAGTGCTATTTAGTTGTCAATTTTTTCTCTTGTTCGTCATACCATTTAATATAATTTCCAACTTTTGCATGAATATAACTGTTCCCACCTTTTTCTTTGTATTCATCATACTCAGCTAAAATAGACTTATAATTCTCAGGGCTAAGACCTTCCATCGCTCGCACCCTATCCTCTAAAATCAATTGTAAAATACTCTCTCTTGCCGAGTGAATATCGGCTTGCTTCTTAACTGATTTAGTAGTAATGAGTGTAACAATAGCAGGAATACTGACTGTTATCAATGCGACAATGATTTGTGCAACTGCTGGGTCCATACTTACATTATAGCACATTTTAAGCGTTTTTAAGCCACTTTAATACAAAAGACATATAAACTACCATTTTTGCTATTAAAACGCCTTACAGCGCCTTTTAAGCACTTTATAGCGCATTTTATAAACGTACTACACCATTGTGTTCTTGCTCTGCTCGTTCTAAAACATATTTAGGAATTGGGATCCCACTTTTTTCTACTTCAATATCTTCAATATACGCAATATCATCTGGCGAAAATGTAACACCATGAATCTTAATAAAATTGCGCCTACGCTCTACATCATTTCTCATACTAGTTATAATGTTATACTGGCCTTTAGAAGCCCAGATATACACAGGCAATCCGTTTGAATCTTTTTTATAATTCTTTAATTTTATAGCATATACAACCATATACCTCCTATATCTCAATATTGGTAATATTTTTTGACATTTCTTGGTGCTTATCACTACCCCATTTCCAAATTTTATCATAAGAGTACGACAACTCAGCAAAACCAGCAACACCCTTAACATCTCGGCCAGCATATCGGTCTTTTTGTGATTCTTTTAATATTTTCATGGTATTTAATAACCACTCTTTGCCCTTGTCTTTAGATCTTAGCATATTATAGACGGCTCTACGGTTCTCCGCCGAGTTTTTTGGCTTATAACCGAACATCTCATTCCAAATATCAAACATTTCATTGATTTGCTGATTCCCAAAAGTTCCATGAGCTTGCTCTATATCTTTAGATATAGATTCTTTAGTATTTAATTTATTAGTATTTTTATTATAAGTATTTAATTGTGTTATATTTTCAACACCTTGATAAACAAGACCTAGTTTTTCTATACCTTGTTTTTCTGTCATCGGCTTCTCGTGTATATCATAAATATATTCGATTCTTCCCGACTTAGTTTGGTTTGGCATAAGTTTAGTCACAACCAAATATCCAGCTTGTTTCAGCTCATTTAATGCCGAAGTAATAGCTGGCTTGCTTTCTTTATTTATCGCACAAAGTCCTGCAACCGTGTAGTCCCACCCATCAGGCAACGACAACATCTGGCTCAGTAACCCTTTAGCCTTTAGCGACAAGCTTTTATCCTTAAAATGATAGTTGCTCATCACCGTATAATTTTTATTTTTATTGACTCTAAATACAGCCATGTTTTACCTCCTTCCCATTTTTATTTTTATAACAAGAACCCCCCAGATGTACTGGGGGTAGTGCTTTATTCCTACCACCAGTATAGCACCTATAATTCGCAGTGTCAATGGGAATAAAGCACCGCTTATCTTTATTATAACACAAAAAAATAAATGTCAATACCAAAAAAGCACCCATCATATAAGTGCCTTTTTGGTAACAATAAAGAGTGGAGGTATTATGCACATAATGGCATACACTAAAATTATAACACAAAGAAACGCCCAACGCAAACAAACGAAAGCAACGCATTGGGCGTGGCTGACTACAAAAGCGTCCTGCCATCTAAATTATAACATATAATCTAAAGACCGACAACACTATCAATCTCCCTCGTAGAAAACACCGTCAATTCCGCTGACGCTTGAGAAAACGAAAAGATATATTGCGTATTTCCACTCGGAGCTGACAAAGAAGTCTGATAATAAGAATATACCTGCGTGATAATCGGCTGTTCGCCGTTTTTATAGGTAATTCTCCAAGCATAATGGAATGTGTCACCGCTCAGCTTATACATATTATATCTACAAAGCGTGCCGACCTTCTTGCTCTGCTTAAGATTCAAAATCTCACGCTTAAAGCTTTTCAACTTGTTCCACAATTCTTCTGCTATGACCATGGGTCAAAATCCTCATATGTTATTGACATCGAGAACCGACTACTCCCGACTGCTAATAAATTGTAGCTCACGCTAACACTACCACCACTATTCAAAGTATTAAAATCATTCGTATTTTGTGAATACACATACAACTCAAACTTCGCTTGCCCTGCACCACTAGCCACTCTATTGATAAAGATATACCGATTATTTGTATTGCTCGGCGTAACACCATTAAGATATAATGCCGATATCATGTTCGTACCATCAAGCGTGTCAAGCGTAATAATTGCCTTTTTACTGCTTATCACCTCGTAATAAGTCAATGGGTCTCCAAATATCTTCAACGGCAACGAAACCGAACCACTAGCAGTAATCGTGCTAATCGTGCTAGCAGTCTTAAACCTAGCCGTTTTGAGATTCTTAATCTCTTTCTCGATGTACTTTATCCTATCCCATAATATGTTCGCAATATTCATCATGCACTCCTATAAGTAATAGATTCTATCGGTAAAGACGAAGTAGCAGTTACATTAAAACTAGCCGTGTTTTCCGTAGCAGATTGTAAATACATCTTATAAGACCAAGTAGCATAATCAGCCGATATATTATACTCAAACAAATCAATGTAATTAAACCCACTTGGCACATTCCAACCAACCTGCACAATAGGTGGCTTAACTTCGGGAGTTTTAACCTTAACATCTACCCAAAACATTTTATCATACACGCCATAATTCAAAGACAACGAAACATTTATCGTCTGAGTACTAGTATAAAAGTCAATCGCTCCAAGTGGATGTCTGTGCGATTGTTTCAAAGCCGTCAATTCCTTTTCAACGCTAACAAGTAAAGAATTAAACTCACGCTCGCCATTATTCATTCACTCGCTCCAGCGTAGGTGTTATAGTTTCATCACCACTAGCAGATATTTTAACTTCTAGCTCATTCACTCTAAACTTGCCATTTGTCATGCCGGTCAAGTCAATATCATTCTTAATCGTAATAGTATCGCCAATCCAAATCTTGTTTGTACCAGACGGCTTCGGTGCAACCTGTTTACCGTGCAATGTAATCTGAGGTTGCCAAATCGGGTTCGATTCGTTATTTAGCTTCGTGTTCATATTCCTCACAAGTACAGAATCCGTGCTAATGCTACTATCTTGGTAAAGGCTCTCAAAATAGCCGTACTCCGAAACCTTACCCGAATCAGAAACAAAATCAAATAAAGCTGTGTTTTCCAAAGCATTCGCCGAAACTTCGCCAGCACCAAGCCCCAAAATTGCACTTGCAAAGCCACCAACCTCACTCGCACTTATCGAAGTAATCGAAGTGCTGTTCAAAAGCGTAGGATATTGAGCAACCCAATCCGATATTTTATCGCCAAAGTTCTTATCGTTTTTAACATCATAAGACTTATCAGCATAAAAATATACATCAAACTGCCCAGCACCGCTCAAGTTGTCGCAACGCTCTACAATCCAATCTTTAACGGTCTTGTAATTGTCGAATGTATTTGTAATAGTTGCCATATTATCAATATCATTCGCAGTAAATCCATAAGCCTTGCCAGCGTCGCTCGCAACATCATCGGCAAAAGATATCATAGACGAAACCATCGAGCCTGCCGGTCCAGTTATCGTTCCAAGTGGCAAATTCGTAGCAGTATCCCGAATATATACTCCAGCCAATAAGTTCAAGTACCCATCAAAATGCAAAGAAAGGCTCGCAGAAGCCTTCAACGGCTGGTATGAGGGCATTGTAGCCAAAAAGCCACCAACTATCTCAATCCCATCACGAACCAGCCTACATTCGGTTGCTAATGGCTTTAGGATCTCGTTTATTGTCCAACCTCTTGCAACACACCAATCATTAAACAACTTGTCATTAATCGTAAAGTCAATAGAATCCGAGCCTAGCTTCGTCCTGCGTCTAGTATAAGTTAAATTCTCAGCCAATCTACGACAATCGCCAACCAGCACTCCGTTTGAATATAACTTAATTTCGTATGTAGGAACATCAATCACCCTACAACCTCCTGCCACTTAACTTCCGAGCTAACAGCGTCATTATTGTCTGTGGTATAGCTTAATCTGTTATTGCCTTGCTCAAGATATACCCACGAACCGCTCACATTCTTAATCACACTAGAACCATTCAACATAGCGGTCTTATTGTTCATATCAATCACAAGCTTCTGCCCACTACCAACATTTCCCGTATAATAGAGCGTGGTATTCGTAGTTAAATCGGCTAGCGATGGATTCGTAGCAGGTCCGGTAACTTCCCACACCGGATAAACCACATCAATAGAATCAACTTGCACCGTAGTGTAGCTACTACCAGTTGTTTCTTGCCATATTAATCCATAAGAATCCCAAGTCGCACCGTATTCGTCCCATATAACGCCACCATCTTGAGCACCAATAGACAACGGCACCACAGCCGACTTCCCATAAATTTCGTTACCATCCGAATCTTCCAAGTATTCGTAATAATTCACATCTTCAAAATTCATAGCAATATGATATTCGGGATAAATCTGCCAAAGCTCTTTTACTTCAGGGGCATCAACAATAAAGCCCCTTCGTCTTTGAATCGCCGTCCCATCGGGCATAATATATACAACTTTATAATAGTAATTCTTTCTAAAGAACATGAAGAATGCCTTACGGTATGATTCAATCTCGGCTTTCGCCAAACTAGCGTCGCCAATATATCCGTCAAAGTCTTGGCTCGAACCTCGTCTAACTTGTCCAGCAAGCATAATCCCATCATTGCCCTGTACTTCAACTAGGTCATTCTCGTACTTATTGGCATTAAAATGCAGTTGCTTCTTATTAAACTCATACGCCCCAGCACCAAGCAAAAACCTCTCGCCATCATCTCTAATGAATAGCGACATAATAAAGCATTTAGGTGCTATCTGGTCCAAATTCATGAAAACCTCCTTATACTTTGAATCATAGTCCTGCCAATTTCTTCAGCGTCAAGGTTATTATTGATATTATTGTTCATATATACATTAATTGTACCACCACTCGGCGACAATTCTTCTTCGCTCATTTTATCAGTTAAAATAGTCGCCAGCGTACCAGCCCAGTTGTCGGTATTATTTTCAAGAGGCAAAACAGCTTCTTGCCCACCTTCACCAATCATTGCAATCGTTGTAGAATCTACAACACCACCAACAGCTAATCTTGGCAAATTCACCCTGCTAATCTTTCCAAGATTCACACCAATAAAACCAAACGCTCCGTTAATCAAATCAATAAAGCCGTTAATAATGTCAATCGGCGTATTAATAAAGTTTTCAATAAACGCAATCACACCATTAATTGCTTTCTTAAATATACCACCAATAAATTCGCCAAAGTTCGAAGCGAATTCCCCAAACATCGAGGTAATTCCATTCCACAAATTCCCCACCAATTTTCCGAATGCGCCAAGCAAAGCGCCCAGAATTTGTGGTACCGCCATAACAATACCCATCAATAGTTTCACGGCCGCCTCAATAATCATCATCAAATTCGCTGGGTCTAGCAAGAACATAACAATATTCGATATAATATCAGGTAAAGCGCCAATCAACGCCACCAATACTTGTGGTAAAGCATCCACCAATTTCATAAATAATCTAACCCCAGCCTGCATAAGCTTACTCAAATTCTCTGGGTTTGATAACACCATCGCAATCTCAATAACTGCTTGAGTTATAGCGTCAAGCAAAATATCTAAATTCTCAATTAAAGCATCTGCAATTGCCAATACCGTATAAATCACAGCCTGTATAATGTCTGGTAAAGCGTCCACCAAAGCAACAGTCAAATCAATAAGCGCTTGTGTCAAAATCGGTAGAATCTCTCGAATTATATCGGGCAATTGCTCAGCTATATTGTCTATAAGAGTAACAACCCCATTCACAATCTGTGGCGCCATAGTTGTAATCAGGTTAATAGCATCATTGATAACCGTATTAAGATTATCAAAAAATACCTGCAAATCGCCTTTACCAGCCAAGAACGCTCCAAAACTTTCCTTAAGGTCACCAAAACTATTTGATAATTGTTTCACCTGACCTTGCGGAGTTTCAGCCAATTTCTCATTAAATCCACCATAATTTTGCGACAAGACTTCAGCCAAAACCGAAGCCCTCTGCATTTCGTCACCCTCTTTTAACAACTTCTTCTGATTCTCATCAAGAGTTACACCATATCTAGTTAAAGCCCCGACGTTCCCAGTCATCACTTTGCCCATCAAATTCGCCATTCCAGTAGCATCATCAGCAGTAGCGTTATACCCAGCTGTAGCCGATATCAAGTCATTCATCGCAGGCGTCAAAGTTTTAACAGCCTCTTCTGACAACATGAATGTGCCGAGTTGTGCTTGCCCAGCCGCCATAACTTCGTCACCAATAATACCAGTTCTCTGTAATTCTGCGTTATATTTTGTTAAACGTTCTACAGCTCCCTCAGCCCAATTCTGGTTTTCGGCAACTTGTTCCAATTTGGCTAACGCTTGCTCTTGCACATTAAATGCTTCAATTGCTTTTTTAGAGAACGCAATCGCCCCAGCTGTAGCTGTCGCAAAGCCAGTTGCTAAAACAGCTCCAATGGCTTTAGCTGTTTTGCCAATACGAGTCCTAAGCCCTGAAACTTGGCTCTCGGTGTTTGCTAGCTCAGACTTAACGCCCTTGCCATCAAACGACAATCTAATCACAGCTTCGCCAATTTGTGTTGCCATTATGACTCTCCTTTCGCAATCTTTTCTTCGTTTTTAAGCATTTTAACAGCCATTTTAAGCGTCCTCGGAGCATGGCCTTGCTTAGTAGGGTGATTCGCTCCAGCAACGCTTGCTACGACGATATTTTCAAGCCTCAGACGGTTCCCAGCTTCCCTTGCTCGCTCAGCCATTATATACTTTGTCATCTGCTCGTTCTCAATCTCCCCACACTTCCAAGATCTATATGCTTCAAACCCGAATCTCGCTATTATCTCGGCTATATAAGCATCAATATTGTTAAAGCCCTTAGCACGCTTGCCTTTCTTATTCGATATCTTTACTTTCTCAATTTGCTCATCAGTCAAGAAGTCTGACGCACGATGCTCTCGCACCTTCGTTTTCACATTTTCTAGCGTGAGTTCGTGCGCCATCATCTAACTCCTAGGCAGACGGTGAAACCGTGTCATATTCGCCAGTAGTTACATTCAAACGCTTCTTAGCGGTCAAATCGTAATCACCAAGCCTTGCTGAATATTGTGGGTACCCATCAGAGGAGTGTAAAGCAGAATTGTAGATAATCGGATGGAGATTAAGAGTGATAGTAGGTGTATCACCAGTCCCAATCTCGATATCGTCATCTACACTAGGTGCGCAACGGGTTAATTCAACATCAACCGAAGAACCATCATCGCAAAGACCTTGAGCGACTACAGACATATATTCGCCCTCGGTGCAGATATCAGTTCCGTCCCAGATAATGTTGCCAGCTGTAGCACTGGCACCAGCATAAGTAGCTTGATTCCACTTCTGTATCGCTTTACCAAGAATTTCAAAAGTATCCATCAAAAAGGTGATAGAACCAGCAAAACTCTCGAAAGTACCAGCAATCGAGGATTCAGTAGAACCAAGACTCGAAGCCCTAGTCCTCTTGCGTGGAGCCACACTCAAAGTCATAACAGTATCCTGCCCCAAATCATCAGCTTCGAGCGTGAATACATCCCATGAGCTAGTAGAAGTGTCCCACTTTCTGAATACTACCCTGCGTAATTGAGTGATATTCTGAATCATTTTAAGCCCTTTCTAAGTTATTATTAATATCGTATATCAATTCGGCGCTAGCAATCTTTACAACCAAATCGTTACTCGTTACCATAACATTCTGTGGAGTAGTTGCAGGTCTAATCCTTACGTTATTGAATGAGTAACTAGTACCACCAACGCTTCCGACCAATTCGCAAATACAAGGATTCTCTAAAATCCAAGTCAATATCGCTTGATGTACGGCTTCGGTTTTCGGTTTGTTTGCTAAAGCTACATAAAAATCTACGGTAGAGTGAAGATTCAAACCCTTAGGCGAATTCATAGCACTTCCACCTCTCGTAACGAGCCAGACTCCACTAGCAGGCTTGCCATCTTTTTGCAACGGCGCTTGCTCCCAGAAACAATTTTCATCGACAACAAGATTCGCAACCCCATCGGCGACCATTTGTTCCAGAATAGCTAGTGTAATCATAATATATCTCCAAAATACTTTTTAAGATAATCGCCCGACATAATAGCTTTAGCCGAGTTTTCCATGTAATGTTCGGTAGCAGAATCACTGTTTGGTCCTTGCTCCCTTTTCCATGCGTAATCAACCTTAAAACCAGCGTATGAACCACCAGCCACAACTTCGATTGTATCTTGCTCGCTCGTTTCCTGCACTCTGATGGTGTTTCTCAATGCACCAGTTAAGTACGGAGCGTTTCTTTTAGCTTGATTCGATATATCAAACCCCATTCTAAACAGCCCTTTAACTGCTCTAGGTTCGATAAGCGATAGTTTCTGGTTGTCCCATTTAAGAGTAACCGAAACTCGCTCAGCCATTCACAACCTCCGTAGGCGTGACTTTAAGCTCTATATGCTCAATAACACCAGTATGCTGATTCTTCCCTACTCCAGCGTCTGTAATCATATAATAGCAATCCGTAGCACTATTATATAACATATAATTCGTAACCAACGGTACTACAACTTGGCTAGTCATAAATAATTCATTGACTTCCTTCGGCATTTGACAAGGTTTAACATATATCAACATATCTGAACCCAAGTTTTCGGGAGTAGTGCTGATATTTGAGTTATAACCTTCGTCTATAATCACATCAATAGCATTCAGGCTTACAAATTCGTTACCTACAACGGTACCGTGTTTACAAGTACCTATCTGCCATATACCATGAATTATCGCACTTGGGAATGCGTCAAAAATTGATAAGTCCATTGTTATAGTATCCGCAATGGCACGCAGAACGCTCGACTTTAAGCCCAGTTTCATTTCCACAATTGCTATATTTTTCAATTATATCCCTGTACTGGTGGTAAATTTGCTCAAAAGCGTTGGTGGCACTATTGTTAAAGTTAATCGTAAAGTTCCTAACACTCTTTGAATTGATAATGTCAGGAGCGCCTTGAAACTTCAGAGTTGCGCAGATAAAGTTTGCTAAAAGTAATGCTAGATCTTGGTTTTCATCTGTCAACTCTGGGAATGTTTCGAGGCAAAGGAGGGAGCTAAGCCGAACCTCAGCTATATTCAGAATCGTTCCCCATTGCTCATCAGAATAGCATAGGTTTTGTCCAGTATATAGGTTATATTCCGCTTGCTCCATTTTATCTCCTTAATTAAGCACTAGTAGAACCAAGACCATTGATGGCACAAGCAGACTTGTATTTAGTCAAAGTACCAGCAATTGGCATTTCGTTCAATAGTATGTTCTGGTTTGTAGAAACATCAAAGAACGGATAAACTCTTGGGTTTCTTTCGCCAGTAGTGGTGTAACCGTTGCGTACTAGCAAATAAGCGTCATCAGGTGCGTATTCCATCCACATAGGAGCGAATACACGAGCTACACGGAAGATATCCTCAGCAGAAGCACCTGGCTCAATCAAGTAACGGTTATAAACCTTAGCTTGGAAAGCAGCAGTCAATACGCTTGGCTTAACTACGAGAATCTGTTCACCTTCAGAGCGAATCCATTGGCGAGCACCGACAACACCATCATAGAGGTTGTCGCCTTCATTCACGGTATAGCTTGAGGCAACAAGAGTACCATAGCCACTTTCTGCTGAACAATCTGCAGAGATTGGGAATAGGCCAGTACTGGTTGTAGAATCAAACATTCTGAGGTCGGCTTCGGTTCCAACAGGAGCAGAACGACCATCACCAATAAAGATAGCACGCTCAATCGACATGATAATCTGGTCGAGCAATTCTTGTGAACGCCATTCGAGAAGTTCAGGATTCTCATAGATCTCCATAGCGTCAAGTGATAGTTTCTTGTAAATCATTTTGTCATAGGCAACACGGATAGTGTTGACGATAGTTTCATCAACCTTAGTATCGCCTTTCTTATGACCTTGAGCTTCGTTACCGTAATCAGCAGTACCAGCCAAAGCATTGTTTCTAATACCACGACCATTGGTGCCACCAATGTGGTAAATGTAGCTCAAAATGCCGTCATTTTTCTCCATCATAGTGCTAAACATATTTGTGATGTTTAGAGGAGTGCCAAGACCAGTCACGGCGTCCTTAGTCTTTTCTGCAAATACAGATTCAAACTTTGAATCGAATTTGAAGTTTGAGGCTTTCAAAGCGTCACGAATTGCGTTCGCACGAAGAGTTTTAGCCTCAGCTTTTGCGTCTTTTGAGACGACTGGAGTTTCGTTTTTCACGACTTTGTCCCTCGTATAAATGTTAATATTATGTACTACAGTATCCTTGCTTTCTGTTTCAGCAGGAGCCTCAACCTCAGCAGGAGCTTCAGTAGTTTCTTCAGCATCCTTGGTTTCTTCCGCCACCTCAGGCTCTTCGTCTTTTGAATCACGAGCCGTTGGTTCGGTTTCACTTTCAGGAGCTTTAGTAGTGAATTCATCCACGACTTCGGCGACTGTCCCAACAAGCTCTTCGGCGAGCTTCTGTTTCATCACACGATTTTCATCTGGAGTGAGTTCGTCTTTGGTTTTACCCATTTCGTTTTCTCCTTTAGAGTTGTTTTCACCATCTTCAGAATCCACAACCTCGCTACCCATAGCCCTAGCTGTTTCATCATCTTTATGGTCAATAGTTTTAGCACGGGGGTCGTTACCAGTCAATACCATCGATATCTCCCGTAATATACCGATAGGTTCTTCAATTTCTTGCCCAACACCAAAATACCCATCAGGGTACCAGTCAATTCCAGTAGAATAACTAGCGTCTTGCGATATAGCCCACGCATGGTCTGCCAACTTATCATCATTCGCAAAATACATTCTAGCGTGCAAACCATCGCTCTCTAACCATACTTTGCACGAGCCAAATTGTTTTTCTATGGTATCAACCAATTCCCCATCTACAATTTGCCCATGGTCGGCTTGCGCCTTAACCGTATATTCCTCGGTTTGTTTATCTGGGTTTTTATTAAGTGCCTTAATCGCAAACAACTTACCATCTCTACCCATAACATATAGGTTATCGAGGTCACGAATCTCTCCTGATTCCATAATTTGCCCCGAATTTGCAAGAATATTGCGAAAGCGACGCTCCTCCGAGTCCTTAGCGTCCTTCAGCACTTGTGCGTCATAAAACTTCATGCCTACATTATAGCATAAAAGCGATGAAAAATAAAGAAACCACCTTTTTGCTCTTTTCTCAAAATGGTGGTTCCATAAACCTAGAAACATGTATATTATTTTTTGGATAATTTTTTATTTTAGAAGAGATGGTGTTATACGTGTGAAAAATCTTTTTACCAAAACATAGATGTAAGGTGCTAAAAGAGCAAACTTAATATGGGTTATTTGCGTATTATAGTTTGTCCCGGATAAATCAACCCACGATTCTTTATCCCGTTGTAATCTGCGAGTTCTTGTGCATAACCATTATCGCCAAACAATTTATTGCCTTTGTACCAACCTAATTTTCTAGCAATCCCACCAAGCGTATCGCCTTTTACAACCGTATAAGTTTCTTTTGCCGGTGCAGGAGCTGGAGTCGGCTTTGGTTCTGGTTTCGGCTCAGGTTTTACATAAGCTTTTGGTCTGTAAAAGCCAATCAAATTCTTCACACTCATATTGATGATGTTTGTAGCCGAACCACCCTTTTCACAAGCCTTGCCACCTTGGTTTTCGCCAAGTAAAGCAACATATCCGTTTTTGACTGCTCCTAAAGCCATACCAACATGGCCGTATTGCCCACCATCAAAGACTAGCCAATCACCTGCTTGAATCTGGTTCTTAGAATCTGCCCAAAAGATGAGAAAATCTTTACCGGCATTTTGCTCGGCACATTTCATCATTCCTTTAGCCATACCAGTTCCACAGGTGCTAACATCTCGGTTTGCATAGCTCCACCAAAAAACTCTAGATAACGAAACACATTGCGCTCCATATCGGTTGTTGGCGTATATACACTTCCCAATAGTATCATTCCTAAATGCCTCGGGGCTAGAAGTGTTATACCACTCAGCCCAACCCAAGTCATCATAATCGCCTTCAGTCGTAGAAACTCCCGTGGTTTCATCTTCAAATAATCCACCATCAACTTCTTCTACCGTAGGTATTTCTTCGCCGTTAAACTCGGTTACTTCGCCCATATCTTCCAATAGTGCAGGTTCTTGGTCCATAGAGTAATCTATAGTTACATTATACTTGCCATTCTCGGTATCAATACGAATCGCAATACCAAAAGCAAGACAAACCGCCACTATTGCGATGAGTACTGTGCTTACTATTTTTTTCATTTTAATCCTTTCGTTATAACTTAATTTTATAATAAGCGTAATGTGCGAATTTGTCAATAAATCTGCTGGATATACATCGTAACTGTCAGGCTACCAGTCCAGTTTTGGTTTCTCCCTTGAGACTTGATTATGTCGCCAGAATTGAACCATTGTATAATTTCTGTGTTACCCTCTGCGAAGTTGTTACCTGCATAGTTGTTTATAGACCAACTGCCAACAGCATTAAAGTTTGTGGTGCCATTGAGCACATTCCTAGCATCACTTCTCATCTCTGTGCTACCAGCAGTACCACTACCAAAAGTTAAACGCACAAAATATAACCCAGATTCAACGATAGTATAAGAATCAAAGTCGGTCCAAGTACTGCCCACAGACTTCGCCGTGCTCAGAGTTTGCGGCGTAAATGTTTTGCCAGCCAAACCTAGGTTCTTCGTAGTGACTTCTGCCAAAACCCCACTAGCAATATTATCGCTCGTTATATCTGTCGTGCCACTCGCAACCGTAACATTTGCCAATACTACATAATAAGCCGTCGTGCCACTAGCACCATCAGCAGTTATAGCGGTTCTAATCGCACTATCAGTCGGCACAACTGGCGTACTCGCAACTGTTCCAGAAACTACAATCAAACCACACGCCTCATAGTTATCAGTTGCAGTCGCCGAGCCTTGGGGTGGATTATCCACATAAGCTACAATCGAATCAATTCTCGAATTATTGTTCGGTGCATTCCCAACCGTAACCGATATAGGCGAACCACTTATGTTATTTATAGTAGTTTTGTTGCCAGCATTGTCCTCGGCTATAGCGACATCTCTAGTGTTGCCATCGCCACCAAGTACCACGGTCAAGCCCGAGCTAGGGCTACAAGCCCAACCACTCATTATACCAGCACTATACGCCGATAAATCATCATTAAACGCATTTACGGAGGTTCTACCTCCAAAAGCACCATTGGTGCCAACGGCATTGTTTGGATTCGTTGCCATTATTTTTCTCCTTTACTTATTAAATCGTTATATTGTGAAAAAGTTACGACTCGCATTTTAACTTTAACGGCGTTGCATTTCGGGCAATTAAGCACACAATCAACACTCTTATCAGTATCGCCCAATATCCAACCACACTTCGGACATCTAATCTTAATCGCTCCCATTATACAAGCTCCTCTTCGAAGTAACATCTGCAATTAACATGGGCATCAGGGATTCTTCCGCTATCATTCCAACTAGAATGCTCCCAGGTTAAAACATCATCTGCTTTTAATTTATATTTTTCTAATTGGTCTTTGTCCAACCTATCACCAGCTATAAACGAATCATTATAAGCCTTGCCTAGATCTATGGTTTGTCCTTCCATACCAGCACAGATGTCACATACATCATCATCACCAGAAGTACGCCATACAAGCCGTACATTCAAACCATATTTCTCAGCCAAAGCTTCGTCCTGTTCCAATCTACCACTTCTTATAGCGTATAGCGTTTCGTTCCTAGCAATAAGCTCCGCTCTCTTAGCTGGCATAGCCTCTCTGAGTTTTTCTTTAATCTCATTTGCAGTCAAGCCCTCGCTACCAGCCAAAACTTCCTGTATCACTTTACTAGCGTGTTCAGCATAACCAGTCGCAAGTTGCGTGGCTCGGTTTGTTATACGCCCTTTTAATGCCTCAGAAACGTAAATATCGCCCGTTTTTAGCGTCTTTAGTATCTCAGACGATATATTATCATCTACAAGCAACGCAAGCGCCTTAGAAGCCGTTTTTTTGCCTTGTAGAGCGTCTGCGCTCAAGGTTTCTATCATTTCGTCTACGACCTCATCAATATTATACTTACCACCAGCAAAGATAGTACCAGCCAACTCCACAAGCTGATTATATAACTTGCGCTCGTCTTTAGTCATTGGTGGCAATTTATCTTTATGGCAACTACACTTATGCCCATATACTACATCAAGGTCTTTTTTTTGGCTTGTTTTCTTATCAACCGTAGCAGTAATAGCCTTCGGTTTTTCATAATCAATCGCAATCGGCATCGACTCGGGAGCGATTAAGCTCTTAGCATATATATCACGAGCAACACCAAGCCAATCATCACAAAGCCCCAACGCTCTAACTGCATTATCGCCAGTAGCGCCAGCTTCTATAAGATTCACAAGCGACTCGCCTCGAATCCTTGCAATTTCTGCCTTATCTTTAGCTCTCGCCGTGAGTTCAGGAATTTCCAAGTCAAAGCTAATCGCATATCCCAAACCACCGAGCAAACGCTCCAATTCGTGTTGGAATTGATTCCAAAAGCTCATCAAAGCAGGATATACACGCCTTTTCGTAAATTGGTGGTCGCTCAGTTCAGCATTGTCATATTTTGCACTAGAATCATCACCAAGTATAAAGTTGCTTACGCCCACCGACTTGTTAAGCCTATCATTCACAATATCTACAATCTCTTTGATCGCTAAAGTAGAGTTATTGCCTTGAATAGTTTTAACTTCAATTTGGTCAACACTTTGCCCAGAGTCATTGTCAAACTGTCGCCACGCATATACGGTCTTGTTACGATTATGAGCGCCCTTTAATTTGTTTTCAAGCTCTTTTCTAGTTTTATCATACTTTTCATAAGTACTAGCAGTAATAAACGTAATGGTAGCAGGAATCGCCCCATTCTCAAAATATGCTCGCTGGTATTGTGATATAAGGTCATCAATCTGCGCCCAGACTCGCACACTAGACGCAGGCGAAACGCCCTTTTGTATATTTCTAGGGCTTCTGCTAAACCTCAGACGCATGACTTCATCTTCTTCTAATATCTTTATACCTTCAGTAGTAATGACTTGCCATTCCCATCTACCATACCCAAGATAAATCCTACATTCAGGTGGTAAAATGGTATAACCAATCACACGCCCACGCTCGTCACGCCAAAGGTGCAGATCTAACTCATCTTCCGTGAGCCAAGTAGCGAACATCACATCTGAAAATTCAGCCCAACCCATTTCATCATTGGGGTTCTGCAACCAATATAACTCTGGTGTCTTGTCAATCTTAAGTCGCGTGCCTCTATCAGTAACACCATAAGGCATAACACACTTCATTTCATCTATCAGAGGTCGGACTTGGGCGAATATGTTTTCATAATCAGAACACAAAGGACTCAAAAAGAATTGATTTGACAATTCTTGTGCAAAATCCCTCGCTTTTTTTCGCTTCAATGCGTCTTTAACTCTATTTATTATCGCCATCGCTACCGCCTTTCTTGCTCTTTTTTGTCTTTTTCTTCACAAAGCTCATAATACTAGTAGAGTATAACAAACCATCGGTGTAGAACGGCATTGTTTTAATCCCATGCACAAATACCGCTTTATGCACCAATTCTCGCCCCTCATCGCTAGCAAAAGAAACTTTCCTGACATCTAAACCATTATCATCAATTATCTGCTTAAGTTTTCGCCCTCTATCGCCACACATAACGCAATCTTGATATACACAAACTAATTCCTTAGCCATTTTCGCCTCCCAAGGCTCGGTCAATGTACTTCTCAATAGCTCCCTCGGTAACATTTGACAAGCGATTCAACCCAGTTTCGCCATTCACAAGATAAGTCCTCAGTACTACTTTATCATCAACGCTAAGCTTCTCTCTGATGAAGTTCTTCGCATAATCTTCATCAAAACAAGAAGCCAAGACATCATCGGCTTCTCTGACTTGTTCCTCGGTTTCAAATTTGATATTGGCAAGACGCAGTTTCTTTTCTGTGTCCAGCTTCGGCTCGCATAACTTCCCCTTGAAGTCTATCGGCTCGAGTCCGTTAAAGTGTAGCATAGCTCTTTGCTCCTATTTATACTGCTTATATTATAGCACAATTAACGGCAGATGTCATGAGCGCCAGCAATATACCAAGTGCAAGCGTGATTCCTCGCATATTCATCACGCTGTGCGTCTTGGTGTCGGTTATATATTCCAATAAGAGTCAAAACAATAATTATAGCCAAAATAGTTTTAAGTATGTTTTTGATGTTTGTTTTTGTTTTCATTTTTGTTTCTCCTTTTAGTTAATCTTTCTGTAGCTTATAAGCTCGGCATTTGTTATTTTCAAATATTCCCCATCCTCACTATTTTTATACAGCTCGAACATTTTTTCGATATCATCTTCATCTTCTAAAAATAGGTAATCTAGTCCTGCTGTAGTTTGTATCTCCCAAGTATGTTGTGCCATTTTAATCTCCTTTTAATATTCTATTTCTTCGGCTTCTAATTGTGCGAAGAATTCGTCCATTTGTTCGATATTTAGTGGGTCTAGTTCCATTTTATATCCTTTCGTTTGTTATTATACCACTATTCTATCAAACCTTTTTCATTTTGTAAATAGCTTTTTTATACTTTTTTGAAAAAGTTTTCCACAAGAAAAGGGGCGACCTTATTATCGCCCCACCGAGTAAAATACACCCCCTTTCCTCTAAAAAGAAGGAACACTTTTATTATATCATATTAAAACTCAATTCGCTTCTTGCTAAGATCGTCAATAGCATACCTCAATGCGTCCATTAAATGGTCGTTGCCGTCCTGTGGTTCGTCTAATATCTCTCCACCACGTTTCTTACGCCACGCATAAGATAAATACTCACGCTTCAGATTCTCGCCCTTATACACTATCTGCCGTTGGCATACTCTATCAATGCCACGCTTCACCGAGCCAGCGTTCTTATCAGCACCAACAATCCTAAATCCAGCGTTCTTAATTTCGGCGATTATTTCAGGTCTAGCCGAATCGGCAACAATAAGAACATTCGGGTCGATATTTTGCGACATTAACTTTTCTGGATATTGCGACCCAAGTATCCCTTTTTCGTAAATAAGCTCCTCTACGCCCGTCCTACCATCTTCTAGCTCATAAATAGCAACCATTGCCGTTTCGTCATTGCTAAAACCAAAGTCCAAACCATATCGCACCAATTTGCCTTCAATTTTGTCGGATTCTTCCCAACCCGAGTAAATATTGCCCTCAAGCGAGCCAATCTGCCCCAAGCCATACACAACCCACCAGTTCGACGGCTCTTCGCCCTCCTTCGGTTTCCTGCTCTCGATATTTTCTCGCTCCTGCGTACTCAACGCTTCGTTATCAATATAAGTCAAAACCAAAAAGCTCGTTCTATCGGCTTGCTTTTCCACAAGTTCTTCATGCGCCCAGAACTTTGCACTAGGGTTATAATCCAAAATCACAAAATCACGAGTACGCCCAGCCAATTGGTCGAATGTTTCATAATCAATACCATTCGCCTCATTCACAAACAAAACATCACGCCTAGGGCCTCTCGAAGTCATACCATCAAGGCTCAAGAATTCAATCTGCGAGCCATTATTAAATGTATATATCTTAGATGACTTGTTGAAACACGAATCGTCCCATCTACCAGTACCCTGCATAATCTTCTTAAAATCACGCATAGAGCCGGTCGCAAGATGATTATAAGTCATGCCAGCAACCGTAATAAGCGAATTCGCATAGCTCTCGGCATAACCAATCAAAATAATTATAATTGAAAAGGTTTTCGAGCTACTCATTCCGCCCTGTATCACCTTGTAAAATGTCGGCTTGAATAGTGTCGCTTGAATCTTCTTAAGCCCAGTAGTTATTGCTATCGTTTCCATCACCACTCCAACCACTAGCCCTAATCGCTCGCTCCTGTTCCTCTGCTTCAGCTTTAGTTTTGTAGATCTTACCAGATTGACCGAATTGCCAACCTATTATTTTTCCACCTGCACTTCTAACTGCATGAACTGGCATTTTAACTCCTTTCTTTTGTTATATCGCCCTCGCTAATCCTTGCCGAATCAAATTCCTAGCCCTCTCCTCGCTAACTTCCCAAGGCGAAGTCCAAGGCGAAACATTCCGCTCTAATTCTAAGTCGTAATACGGCTTTACAGCCCGTATAAGCACGTTCTCATTCTCAAGCTTGTATGTACTAGGTTTATTAACCAAAACGCCCTTCCAGCCGTCCTTAGGGGGCTTATAGGCGAATTCTTGCTTTGGCTCAAACATCTTCTCGGCAACTTTATCAACATTGCTACAATCCCAATCCAATACCAGCTCGGCTTGCTTCGGAATCTTCAACTCTTTCGCAACACTTAACGGCGTTCTAACTATCCTCACACCATACCCCAATGCCTCGTTAATGCTATAACAATATGTTTCCATATCATTGCTAACTTGTACCAACCAATCACTATCAGCAATATACGGTCTAACATCAATTCTCGGCTTCATAATACAAACATTTGGAGAATCAATATAATCAGGCGCAGAATTGGTGAATATCGTCCATAAATAATTCCGTCCGGTCTTATCACAATATCGGTCTAGCGCAGTAATCAGCTCTTGTGTTCGTAATCCACCTTTGGTCTTATCCTCCAACCGGCAAGCCGAAACAATCCTAAGCACTTTATCCGTCTTTTCTAAAGTAATCGGATTATAACATTGTATAACTGGCTTATCTACATTCTGCACACGCTCCTGCAATTCGATTCGCTCTTTAGCGTACTTACTCACGCCAAGAATACTAGTCAATTTCGGGTGCCCAATAGGTGGCTCAAACTGTAGCTCTTGATATACGGCGTGGCATATAAATATATGCTCATCTGCTTCAATCTGGTCAATTGCTTCGATATTAAAGTTGTAAAACGCTTTTTTAGCATAATACTTGCGTCCTCGCTCTCGCCTAATACATCGCACATATTTTCTCAATCTCATCAACTGCTCGAACGAACATTCATCATACATAATAGTTAAATCGTACTTGTGGTACTTCTTAGCTAATTCGTACAAGAATTGCTCAGTTCCACCAATACGGCTTATCACTCTAAAATAGTATAAATTCGCAAACGGTCTTTCGCTGTCCATAAGCTCATTATAACACAAAAAACCACCCTCGCAGTTTTAGGTGGTTTTTCGCCCTACAACAATTCTATTATACCACAAAAAAATGGAGCGCCCGCTCATTTGAGTTCCACTACTGCTAGTTGAGTGGCTTAACCTTGTCAAGTCGGGTGCTATGATTTTATTATATCACACTATTCGCCATTTTTAATTCTAGTTAATTTTATATCTACATCAAATCTATTATTATGACAATAGATATGGCCGAATTTTCCTAAATAATCATCTCTATTCATTTGACGATATAGGTCTTGGCTTAAATGATTTCTGTTATTTTTAAGAAATTTAATTACACCATCAATAGCGTAATTCAATTCAACTTTTGTTATATCACTCGCCATTTTTCTTGCGTTCAGTTAAATCTACCAATGGCTTTGGTGCCGTAATCACGCTCTCAATCTTTTGCTTCGGCTGTCCATATACTTGGTTCATCATTCCTTCAATTTCTTTCCATTGACCTTTAGCAATACAAGTCGCCAACTTGCGCTCAAATAACGGAGCCTCAGAATCACTAGCCAATTCCCTAAGCTCAGACTCCGATAGCTTCAACATCTGCTCCAATTTATAGCGAGCCGAATCCTCTTTCTTCCAAGCACCATTATGTCTAGGATTCCCATTTGGCTGTCCGAATTGCTTATCAACCGGTGGTGCTACTCCACTAATCGGCGAAACCTTGACATTAGCCTGCTTTGTGGGTTTATTATTCGATGACATATTTCCTCCTTAACATTTTCTTATAATGCCGAATCATATCTCGTTTATGTGGTCCATCTTTTAATTTCTCAATCTCTGCCGGTAATACTAATTTCATACAGCCCTCGTTCCTTCTTGCCATCCTTCCTCACTACCAGTAGTAAACTTCCAATAGCGCTTTCTTATTACATCGCAATACTTTGGGTCGATTTCGCAACCAAAACACTTCCGTCCGGTCTGTTCGGCAGCAATTAAAGTAGAGCCGGAACCTAAGAATGGGTCGAATACAATATCACTGGAGTCAGACATAGCTAGAATACCTTTCGCACATAAACCAATAGGCTTCATTGTCGGATGGTCCTTCGATGATTTAGGCTTATCAAAAAACCACACATTCGATAACTTTCTAGAATCAGTAAATTTACCACCACTACGACCATAGACGGCATACTGCGAACTCTCGGCTTCATCACCGTCCTCAGCATCATACTTACCCTCACCAATGCCGTAAATAGCTAATTCTTTAGCAGATTGGAAGTCATTACCACCAAGAGTGAATTGCGACTTTACCCAGCACAATACAGTCCGGAATCCAAGTTGGTTAATATCAAAGGCATTTTTCAAAGTGAGAATCTCTTTGTCGCTCATCCAACTAATGCACCCCCCCCACTAGCCATATTTGCAGCTACACATTCAAAGGCTCGATTTAAGAAGTTCTGGAAGTCCTCGTGCGCCATATTATCGTTCTGAATAGTCTTTCCGGTAGATCTAGACTCCACTGCCACATTATACGGTGGGTCAGTAAAGGTGCATGTCGCTTTCTTGTCACCAAATAGCTCTCGGACTTTCTCGTCATCCTCAAAGCTACCACAGAACACTCGGTGCTCGCCGAGCTGGTAAATATCCCCCACGATAGAATAGGTATTCTCTTCATCTACTGGTGCCGGCTCATCCTCGATAATCTCTTTGAACGGCTTGATTTCGCTTACACCCCATTCTTGTAGTAAATCAATATCCCACTCGTTGGCGAGCGCATCCATATCCCATTCACCATTGCTCACATTATCGCGTATGATTATCTCGCGCTCTCGCTCCGGTGTAAGCCCTTCAATCAAAAATGTCGGCACTTCATCCATACCGAGCGATTTAGCAGCCTCATAGCGCTGATTCCCGGCCAATATAACCAATTCTCCGGTCCGATTAGACAGAATCAATGGCCGAGCCTCAAAATAGTCCGGATTATCCTTGATGGACTGCTTGAGCCGGTCCATGTCGACTTTTTTAATTGTTCTCGGATTATTTGGTAGCTTCTTTAGTTCTACCAACTTCCTATACTCGATTTCTTTTGTCATACTTAAAACTCACTCTTTCTATTCTTTCTAAAAATTCTTTAATGAGTATTCTATCTTTTCTAGTCAATAACTTATCCCAATGCTTTTTGTTCATTTCAATACTCCTGTCAATATTAATATTATCATACAAAGCAAAAATCCTAAAATCAATCCAACCAAAAATGCGTCACCAATGCTAGGTTTGTTCATTTGCTCCACTCCTCAACTTTATCTGCATTATTATGTATATCGCCCACGACCTTGCCATTTCTAGCCATATACTCTAAACTACCAGCAAAATGCCTGCCGTCAATATATAACAAGCCGAATTTAGCCCACATATTATCCCATATCACGATAAATAGCTGGCTATTATATTTCAAAATATCGCCCTCGTATATTTCAACACCCTTAACATCTCTAAGCCCAGTAGAGTGTTCCCATACGAGCTTATGCCCAGCAGAGAATTGCTTATATACCCAATCCAAGCCTTGAAACATAGTAATTTCGCCACCACGAATATTAAATCCATAGTACGGCATTCCATCGGGGTCGTTCTGATTAAGCCATTGCCCATTTTCTTCGTCCCAGATTCGCATATTCCACGGCGAAGCGGTATTATAATCTTTTGGTCTATTCATCTTCACCTCCTTTAATAAAACCTTGCCTTCTCAAAAACCACTCGTATGCCCCTATCTTGCCTTTTAAGTAGGCAACCTCGCTTTTAAGTTGCAGGTTTTCATTCTTCAGCTCATAGTTTTTTCTTCTTAAAAACACTATATCTTCTCTCATTCTTCACCTCCTAATCTTCCAATGCTTGGCAATACATATTAGTTTTAGTATCATAAAATACACCACCACGACACTTGAACCCGTGGTTCGTAACCAAAGAATTCACATTCGCCTCAAGGTCTTCAAGCGTTTCTTCTTGCTCAATTCTATAACTCATTCTTCACCTCCGAAAAGCAAGTCTAGGTCTTCGTCATTTTCTTCATAGTCTTTTATTCTAAATAGTATTCTTCCAGTTACAATTCTTTCTTGGTAGTTGCCACCATCATAGTCCCATAAATCGATCTTAAACCCTTTATCTTTCAGCCGTTTCCAAGCGAGAAGTTTATTGCAAAAATCTCGGCAATCTTCTGTATCTTCAAAGTGGATTGTTATTTCATTGTCGTTAGGTGGATAAACTAATTCCGATTCGTTTGCGTATTCCCAGTGCAAACCACCTAAAGTCTTTCTGCCATATCCACCATTGAGAACCCCACTAAGAGAACCGACACTCACCCCATTCATATCGGCAGCGGCACTAATACTCTCATATATCACTCCAGTTTCTACACACCTAACAGCTTTGCGAGTAGGAGAAGTATATTTAAGCACGTCATATTTGTGTTTTATATTCTCTTGAGCTGTCACCCACTCTAAATTCTCTTGAGAATTATTAAGTGGGTTGCCGTCAAGGTGATTAACTTGAGGTTTGTTATGTGGGTTATTGATAAAGGCTTCAGCGACTAATCTGTGGACCTGAAAATGTTTTGTTCTGCCATTCTTAGATAATGTCACAAGGGCATAACCTCTATCTGATATATTTGGCAATAGGACAACGTCGTCCTTATGTGTATTCTTACGTGGAAAGCTTTTAACTCTGCCCTTATTACTAATTTGATATAACCCCTCGTAACCCTTAATATCTCTCCATTCTTCTAACATATTTTTTCTCCGAATACTTTTGTTAAATCCTGTTCTTCCATGTCGTTAAACTCATGTGCATTAGCAAGAATAACGATATTCCCATCTGTGCCATAATACCAACCATCAAACATAAATTCATGATTTTTGAGATTAGTGAAGCACTTGAGCTTTTCCACTGCTCGCTCGGCTTCTTCTTTGGTTTCAAAGTAGTTGCCGATTTCTTTCCTAGCTATTTCATCTTCAACAAACTTTCCTACATCTCCCTCTCGAATAGCACCAAAATCGCTTACATAATAGTATGTTGTCGGCTCTTCATAATCTTCCCACTCCTCGTTGAGTTCGGCGAGAGAAGTATAAATTTTGTAGGGATTGCGTAAATCGATATGATTATTGTCGATAAACACACCTATTTTGTTTGAAAACATTGTGGCGTCACAATGGACAAGCCCTATCTCGCCAGTTTTCTTATTTCGTAGTTTCATTGTCCTCCTTTTCTTTTTCAAAAGCTTTATCAACTATTACCTTTATTTCGTCCATGTTCATTCAAAACCTCCTTTATTTTCTCAACGGCTTCTTTAGCTTCGGCTCTAGTCTTAAAATAGTTGCCGACTTTTTTAAGTTTAATATCAATACGAGAATTTACATCTTCCATTCTATACAATTCACCAGTCGTGCCAATACACCAGAATTTGCCTTCATCTATCGGCTCAGCCTCAACGACATCTTCCCACTCTTTGCATAATTCTTCAATCATACTATAACTCTTATAGTTTTCGCCTTCACCTACAATTAAATTCGCCGTTGTTATTTCTTCGCCTGTTTTTTTACTTTTAATCCTCATCTCCAATCCTTTCCATAGCGTCAAGCGGAACTACTCTCATCGCTATAATTTTACCTTGTTTAGTTTCCATTCCTTCAATCGGGCTTTGGCATATCACTTTGTTTGAAACTTTGTATATGCCTTTATAAGATCCGTAAAGAATCTTAACTTTTGCGTCTTGCCCACATGACAACCGATATTTTGCTAATAACACGGTCCTATCTCTATACCTAGGGCTTTTAATTTCAATCATTTTACCTCCATTGATATAATTGTGGTGTATTCTTCATCAATTTCTTTTTCATCAATTATTTCATACATATTGCTATATTCTGAATCTTTGTCGTTCACTATATATTTCCACGAAAAGTCTTCCAATATTGCAATTCCAACTATTTCACACTTATGCCATTCATCTTCTTTATCTTCATCGGACACCCAAACAGGATATAATATTTGCCCAATCTTATATTTCATTTTACCTCCACGAATTCGCTTTCACTTTTATCTATAACATCATCTTCAGTTTCGATATTTCTAACTATATTATAAGCCTCGTACCCTGAATCCATAGCTTTTTTTAATCTTCTATAATCAGCTTTGTCTAAATCCTTAACCAGATTCATCATCTGCTCGAATCTAGCTTCCGATGGGTCGGCTTTTGGTTCTGCTTTTCTCTTAAACATATATAAGTCCCCTTTTCATCACATTATACAAAGTAGTAACAGGAATCCCAGTAATTTCTGATATTTCTTTATAAGTACAATCACGAGAAACCATTTCAAGGATTATCGCTTTATTTCTTTCTAGCAATTCTAACGTCTTTTTGCTCGGTCCTCTCTTTGACAATGAGCCGCCTTTAGCCCCAGCACGCCTAGCCAATTTTCTGTCGCAAAACCCACCAGTACGCCCAGCGTGTCCGCCTTTAGAACCTGCGCTCTTAAAATGTTCCCTGATTCCTTCTTCTGAGCCGAACCTCGCTAACATTGTTTCATGCCATTTAACAACAGCTTCTTCATGCCCTGCTTCACCCTTTTTCATTCTAACCATTTTTTACCTCATTATTTTTTAATTCTATTCTGTTCATTTCGAGAGCTTGAGCAACCGTCAAACTCCCGAATCTTTCTGCAAAACTACTCACTTCTGCGCTCCCTCGCTATAACGGTGTCCATCTCTTCGCTCGGTGTTGTTTCATACCCAGCAATTTTCAACAGCCAACCAATTTTCATTCTATAAGCTTTCCCAATAGCTCTAGTTTGTGCCATACTAGCAACAGCGTACTCGTCAAAACCGCTTTTGCCAGCTTCTTTATTTGTACATATAGCAACACCATACCCAACCTTGTTGCCGTCCTTATCCCTTAAACTGACCTCGGCTCGGTACTTGTAAAGATTCGCCGTGCTAAGGTTTTCCACAACCTCCACAATAGGGAATGTCCCAGTAAATGCCCCAGCAATTTGCCAGCCTTCAACATTCACATAATTTCTGCCCTTGATATTGGTAAATAGCTTGTTTTCCAAAATCAATTTCTTAAGATTCGTAGCAAATTCCATCACTTGCGAGGGATTATATACATCAACACCCTCGTTCTGTTTCGCTAACTCGCTTTGCCTATTCTGCATAACGCCTCCTATCTTCTTCTCTTTCTTCTTCAACCATTCTATCTAATTCCTGCATTCCCATAGCTCGTGGGCTGTCGCAAAAATCGTAATCCATTTTAACCTTTCCTTCCAATATGTCTTTGATATAAATAATCTTCTAAAGCACATTCCCAGTCCTCGCCGAAAATCTGCTCTGCATAATCTTTTATTTTGCTCATTATATACCCCTCAATTCGTTGTTAATGCTTCTGATTCTTTCGTTAATGAGTGCCAACTTGCTTTCGCATAGCTGTAGAGCAGTCATCTTGTGAACCTGCACACGGTCTTTATTTTGGTATTGTTTGATAGATATTTTCATCTTATCTCCTTTCGTTTGTTATTATATTCCTATTATACATAACATTTTTAGAAAAATCAATAACTTTTTTCAAAAAAACACAAAAAACTTGTGGAGTTTTCCACAAGTTTCTCTGTTAATCTCTATTGCCTTGCCTTATATATCAGCCCCTTGGCATTTGCATTGACTGCCGTAAGCTCCAACGTTCCAGCCAAGTTCGTACTCGTAATCGTCACATTCGTATCGCCATCATAACAAGTCATACCCAGTACCGCCTCCAACTCGCCTATGAGCGTTTGGTCTGTGATTTTGGTGTCGGTTGGAGTTTGGAGGGCATAATAAGCGAGTACATTGTTCGTGCCAAGCCAAGTAGTCCACGCATTAGTCGTAGTGCCAATGTCGTTGGTAAAGAACATTAGTCTATGTGGCGTACTGGGGTTATTTGATATAACAACAGTGTTGTTAGCTCCCCCCCATTGACCAAGGAATTTATCAGATATTATAACCACATCACCGTCACTCAATTCTACACCTTCAGCGTCAGTCGTGTAGAAAAACCTTACAGAACCATAAGTTGCAGTACCCCAACTTTCTTGGCCATTGAACGTCCTCTTCTTTATTTCTTTATGCACATACCAGCCATCACTTCCCTTATAGATATAATCTTGATAATTGCCAATCTTGCAGAGTTCAATAGAGCCGAGATCTATAATGTATGTTTGGCTGTTACTGCCACCATCATCAACCGCCACCGTCTGCACCCCAGTAACCACATCAATATTCTGTGGATAATCTGGTGAGGGGCTGGGCTGTCCGCCTACATAGGGTTCGTATGGGACAGCGGCGTCGCCTTTTGCCATCATATATAGAGTACTGGTGTCATTTGTCGTATCTGTGAACCTCATATAATACACACCTGCTTGTGGGGCAATCACACAATATGTCCCACTGCCTTTCATTGGATTGCTAGCACTCCCATCATCACCAGAAATAAAAATCCAATAAGTGGAGCCAGTTCCAAGATATTGTTTATTTTGGTCGTAACATCTAACTTTTACACTGCCGTTGGCAATACTCCTGCTAATTGCATAATGCTGGTTCGGCTCCACCGCAATATAACCAACAGTTCTCACTTCAGT